CCCCAGCAGCAAGCCCCGCCGCCACACCCTCCCCAGCTAGTAGTCCCGCCCCAGCACCAGCCGCCGCCGTACCCGCGCCCGCTACAGCCGGGGCCGCCAAGCCGCCAGTTGCAGCGATAGCAGCCCCGCCTAGCAAAGCAAGTGTTGCCGGGTCATTAAGTAAGTCTTCAAAAAAAGCCATTACATGCCGCCAGTATCTTGTGGGTTAAAGCGATTACCATACGTGGACGGGTCGTTTAGGTTAAAAGTCTTTATCGGTGACGCCGACTGAGCCGCCCGTTGCTGTAGCATTGCCTCATAAGGAGTCGGGGCTGGGGCCGGGGCCATATAAGGGGCTAGCGCTGGCGGTAAAAATTGTTGCTGGCGCTGCGCAGGCTGGTTCATTGCGCCTAGCTGGCCCGCATTAGCGCCACCACGATATGCTTGCAGCATGCGAAGGCCGTTCATGCTGCTATCCCCGGCAACAGTTCGCTCACCAGCCCCGGACGGCGAGACCCCTGTAATTCCGCCTTTATTTGACATTATTTACCACCCTTCGCAGCCTGCTGTGTCGTGCTGCTCGAGCCGCCCAGGTTTGAGCCAAAAACACCAGACATGGCACCAAGTTGTTTGTAAGGCAGATTACCAGCATCCTGGAACTGCTGATAATTAAAGTCCAAATTGTTTTGATCTTGGTTTTGCTGAATCTGCCCAGCCCGCGCCAATTGGCTCGCATCGTTGTAGGCCTGATTACCATACTGCAAGCCCAAATTGGCTGCATTCATGCCGTTTGATGCAAAGTTCTGCATGGCTTGGTCGTTTCGCCCAGCAAAAGATTCACCAAGTTGCTGGGACGTGTTATATGCCTGCCCGTACATGCTATTCGATATATCTGCCATTTGCCCGGCAGCCGCCTTTTGCTGGCCCTGCAACACCTCGTCTAAGCCAGCGTTGCCAAATGAGCCGCTGTTTGACATCGCGGTTTCTGTTTGAGGCTTTACCATTGTGTTAAATTGGTTAACAACCGAATCTTGCGATTTTTTAACCATTAAATCTAGATACGGATTAGGGCCAGCGTATGGATTTTGAGTCGCGCCAGTAGGGCCCTTATTAAGTTGGTTTTGCAAAAATTGACTGCCAGCATTAACCGTCGAATCGCCGTTTAACGCCCTATCCTGAACCATGCCAATACCGAGTTGCTGGGTCGTGTTCAGGTCTGCATTGCGCTGCCCGCCGTAAGGTGTATAACCTTGATTAGCCAGCCCGATTGCTTTATCTGTATATGCTGATGCAAGCGGCCTAAGCTCGTTAGGCATAGACTGCACTGTAGTAGATGTTTGCGGGCCGCCGCCACCGCCACCGCCAGACATTATTTAACCCCCAAAACAAAAAGCACTTTATTGGCCAATTGAGTTGCAATGAAATAATTAATCATCGATAGATACCTCCAATATTTGATACACTGGCTTAAAACCACATTTTGCCGCATATAACTTAGCCTGGGCTGGCCCAGCGGCGCACCTTAATGCAGAGCAGCCACCGTCCGCCGCAATGCTTTTAATAACATCAAAAAACTTTTCAAAATGCCCATTAGGCGCAACTAAATCAGTAACAAACAAAACACGCATATTTGGCAATTGGTCAACTCTAATCGCACCCCACCCAACTACAGCACCATTATCTACCATTCTAAGCAACGTGCGCTCACCCCTGCTTAAAATAAGTTTAAGTTGGTCGCCAGTTATTTCCCCGCCTGATGTATCGCACGCTTTAGACAAGCACGATGCGCCTTCACGCCAAGCGCGATCAATAAAGTTAACGGGTACTGTTTGAAGCTGCATTAGACTTAGCCTCCAGTAAGTACCCTAGCTTGCACCCAAGTTCCAGGCGTCCCACCCGCAATGCAAATAAACTCTTTAATTACATACTTAGAACCTGGCGAGCCAAGTTCTATCATATTGCTGTTTTGCACCGTGTCATTTTGCGAATACAGCCCGGTTGTCGGGGCTGATGCGGCTGCATTATATCTGGCAGCGCCTCGGCCCTCAGAAAGATTATTAATTTGACGCGCATGCTCAATTAATTCACGCTGCAAACTTGGGTCTTGCACCGCAACTCGTGGCTGTATATTTAATTTGCTCATCTATTACCTTGTGGCATTAACTTGGGTTTAATGCCAGTTACTTGACAAGCGCCAGTAAAATCAAATTTAGCCCTATGCCAGCGAGCCGATTGAATTAAGTCAAACTTACCATCGTTAATAGCGTTTGATAACCCAGAAATATAAGAATCTCCTGAGTTCATTTTGCGAAATGCTGTGCCAGTTGCAGTAGTTGGTTTTTTGCCTGCGGCATATCTTAGTTTCACTTGGGTAAGTAATGTTACGGTATCATCATCCCCGCCGTCGCCAGTTGTAAACGAACTAGCTCCGGGCGTGCCAGTAATACTTTGGAGCTGGTTTGATGCGTTAAATATTGACAATACCGAACCGCCTGATAGCCAAAACTGAGAATTATATGATACGTTTGGAAGCGTATTATATGTTGATGCATGTTGATTCAACGTATTATATGTGACACCAGGGCTAATGTAATTAACTACGGCTTGAACATTTCTGTTTGCTCGCCCCCACTTGTTATTCTTGACGTGGTAAACAATTGCAGAATCACACTCACTTGAGCCGTTGGAGCAAAAGAAAACCCAAACGCGATTTTTTTGCCTATCAAACACGCATTTTGTTTTAAACAATGTAAGTGGATTAGCATTGTCATAAAACCACTGGCGGATTTCGTCGGTACCAATGGGTATTGGGCGCGTGCCATCAAATATCCACATATTATCCGGGCCAACAAAAAAATGCTTGCCGTCGATATCGCACAGCGCCTCTTTGCCTACGCAGCCAGCTTCTCCGCCAGCAACAAGCGTCCAATCCCAAACGACTGGCGTGCCTACATACTGGCCAATATACATAGAGCGGTACTTGTACGCAACCGCGTAATCGCCCAGGCGCAAACCGGCTGTGAGTGGGCCTGGTGTAGCCACTAGCAAACCCCGATTAGCCTGCGTTGCTATAGCAGGAGTCCAGCTAGTATCGTCAAACAAGGCAGAGCAGGCCCAGGCGTGTGGCGCGAAGTCAGTGTTTAGCGCCATTACAAAGTTGCCGACTGTAAAAATTACTTCAGCGCGCGGGGCTGTAGCGATGTCTGAAAACGCGCCAGATAAGCTGCGCTGTATTACCTGAGCTTTGTTAGATGCCAACGTCGCGTCGCCGAATTGCGCAAAACTAAAACGCGCATCGCCACCACCCGTGTAGCCCCCAACTCTGGACACGTCAACCCAGGCTCCTGCCGCCAATTCATACAGCTTAACCGCCGTGCCAGCAATTACGCGGCGTGTACTATCCAGCTTAACGGCTACTACAGCGCCATTACAAACCGACGCAAGCGCCGGCACGCTAGCTGGCGTTACTTGGCTTGGAGCCGCCTCCATGCCGCTGGTGTAGGGTATAAACTGGTCGCAATCCGTTATAACACCGGGCGTCGGCGCTTCAATGTCTGGCGAAAATCCCATTAATGGGATCATAGAACCCGCCTATTATCAGAGCGTATGCGCAAATTAGAACCAGAGTGCACAGTATTATCATCATCACTCTGCAAGCTGTTAATTGCATCTACAAACAAAGCGGCCTGCTGTTGAAACATAGCATCATCGCGGGTGTATATAGCAACCTCTAGCAGCATTGCTGCAATATAAACGGCTGGCGCATTATCTGTTATCCAATTGGTATCTGTATCTATTGTTGGAGTTACAAACTTAGCATAATAAACAAGCTCTACATTGTTGCTGAATGTTGGGGAATAAATAATCTGCGAGCCACTTATTGAATAGTAATTTGGAATGCCAGCCGTGTTTTCTAATGTGCCAATTGACTCGTAAGGCACAAAGTCAAGTGGCTTTTTATATGCCCCAACAATTGCAGAAATGCGCTTTATTTCCCTTAGGTTTTCCGGTAATGTAGTTGTGGCCGGATTAACAATTGTTACCATTGGCGCTATTTTTAAACCAGAAGTTTTTGCGCCGGGTAATGTAGAGCCGTTATATATTCTTTGCTCTGCCTGACCCAAAAATATAGTATAAATTGCCGGAGTTATATCTGTACGATTAGAGTACAGCGTAACCGCCTCTTTTATTTGCCCGTAGTTCATTACTGGTCTTCAATTGGCTGAATGTTAACTTTTCCAGCGGCGGAGCCTTGAATATATGCAATATGAGTAGCGCCGCCTACTGCAAGCAGCAATTGACTTAAACCAGGAAACACCATGCAAGAATTATCTGTAGCCACCACATCCGCAAGTCCAATACGAACTCTGCATTCTGTGTTGGCAGCTACCAATACATATCTTGCTTTAACGCCTGCGCTATCTGCGGGGATGGGGGATCTCGCAGATGCGGCCCCGGTGGTTACTGTTAGGCCTTCAGCCAATATCGAAAGCGCTGGATTTTTTCTCATAATATTACATCCTTCCTGGTGCTATTCTAAAATCTGCTAAAGCCGGGTCGTTAATCATCCGCTTAACATGTTCAGGGTTTTTTAGAAACTCCCTAAAGCTGACTTTATTAACCGCGCAATAATGATTAACCATCTCCTCGGGTAATTTTCCCATTAACTTAAAATCTTTGAAGCCGTGACGACCTTCATTGTGTCGGGCTTTGCAATAGTCAACAATTCCCGCAACGCGCTGCTCGCGCTGTACAACGTAACCATCGTCATTAAAAAATACTTTTTCTGTGATGCTCATAAAAAAGCCCCCGAACTTTCGTCCGGGGACTACATTAGTTTAAGACAGGTCTCGCGCTACAGCCAAGGCCCGCTCCTCGCGGACTTCAAGCGCATACTCGGTTTCGATCATAAAGTTGCGCGACGAGCCAACGCGTGCAAGCTCGGTATCCTGCATGTCGCGCAAAACTGCTAGTGCGACCATATCAGGGTCAACCAAATACGCCTCGCGGGTACGCTGCATTACGCGGTTAGGCACAATTTTGAAGTCGCCAAAGTCTGACTGATACACGTCGTAAGCAGAGAACAACTCTTTCGCTTCAGCTTTGATAAACTTCGTACCGTTGCCAGTAAAGCTAGAACTGATGTTTTGCTTTTGGGCGGGTGCCACCATAAGCATCGAAGGGTTGCCGCCGTTAGAGTACGAGCCCAAAACGATTGTGCGCAAAAATGCCTCCGTGAACGCGCGCAAAGTTCCATCAGTTGGGGCGGTGTTGCTGGAAATTACAGGCGCTACACCACCTACACCAAGGCTGTTATTGGTCTGGCACCAGCCACGTAGGCCGCGAGTTTGACGAGTTGCACCAGCCACGAAGACTGGGTTTTCAATGCAAGCCAGCTCCATGTCTTTGCGCAGCTCTTTGGCCTGCTTCACGGTCTGATAACGAATATCAGACTTTCTGCCTGCTTTTTCAACCTTTTCCTGGGTGTCAGAGATTGAAAACGATTTACGCGAAATTTGGCACTGGTTAGCCAGGCGCTGCGTAGGCACTATAGCCGTATAAGCAGCGTCCGCGCCTTCGGCAACGCTGTTGTTGGCTGGTGTTGCCAAAACGTCACGCTGCCACTCATGGGTCACGGCTGATGCTTTAACCTTGTCAATTGCAGAAATAAGCGGAGTGTCAGTTGGAGCGGTGTTGTAAATAACGTCCACGAGATCTTCGCGGTTACCAATGGCGACCGTCGATAGGAATGAATTTGCTGGCATGATTATCTTTCTATGTTGAGTTTCTTGCCCAGCGCGCCACGTCTTTCATGGTACGACCGGACTTCATAAATTGGTTTTTGGCGGCATTAGATTGATCTTGCTTACCGCCATCTGTGGTTGCAGTTCCAGGGCGCTGAACTCGCGGCGCAACGTTGGCTAGGCGTTTATGAACGTCCTTGTCAGCCGTTTCGTAACGTGCTAGTTTTGCTGCCATGTCTGCCATGTCTTTGAGCACCCGGACATACCGGTGGTCTGTCACGCCGACAACTTCAGCAGGCGAAAAGCCATACTTTTGTGCGACGGCGACGGCTCTAGTAGCAATCTCGCGCTTCTTTGCAGGGTCACGCATCTCAGGGATGTGCTCGGCCAGGGCGGTCTCCTCGGCAGCGCGATACTTTGCAAATTCTTGCGCTTGCATTGCTTGTTGCTGCGCGGCTAACTGCTCCTGATGCTGGCTTAATTCCTGACCTTGACCCATGAGCGCCTGGAATTGCTGCATGCGTTGTTCATACGCTGCACGCTGGGCCAGATACCCCTGCGGGTCGGTTTGAATCATGTCATTACCCGGAGGCTGACCCAACATCGCCTGCGCATATTGCGCTAGCTGGTTCTGTTGCTGCATGATGCTTTGGGCTAACTGCGTGGTTTGCTGATATACAGCGTGAACCTGCGCACGTTCGCTTGATAGCTCTTGGGTTTTTCTGGTGTAGTCGCTTTGCCGTAAAAATGACTCTTTTAGCTCCGCTGGTACAGAATACTTTTTGCCATCTTGCTCAATTTCAGTGAGTGAGGCTTTGGCCTTCTTTTCAGCGGGCGCATCTACCGGCTCATCGGTTGCTACCTCATCAGATTCTTCGCTGTCCTGATAATCTTCATTATCTGGCGGCTCAGAGTCTGTATCTGGCTGCTCATCATCAGCCTCTAATACTGCGGATTCTTTTGCTTCTTTCGCGGTAGCGCGCTCTGCTTCGCGGGCTTGTTCGCGCCTATCTAATTCTGCAACGGCATCACCCACACTATCAAAGGATGTAGATGAATCACCGCCGCCACCAGACGAATCGCCTTCGGGCGACATTAAAACGTATGAAGTGCCGAATTTGGCTTGTTTCATTTATTATCTTTCTGTCTAAACTACCCTCTAGTTACCAGAGTAGCTAAGGCACGCATCACTGCGGAGGCCGACATAGCGGGTAAACGCCAAATTTTAAATACCGTGCTTTACACCGTCGCTCGTAACAACATAATCACCATCGCTATTTGAGTAACTATTTGCCCCAACGCTCCAAAATGCCCACTTTGTTGAATTTCCTTTTGTGTGCAGCTGAGTTACCAATTCTCCATTCTCAGACAATCTCATTGCCAACTCCACTACACGGGGCCACGAGTCGAATACAGCCCCTGGCTCGACGCCGTTAATAGCGTCCCACTGTCCACCGCTGACTGTATGTAAGTCTGAAACTGTTTCGCCGCCGTCAGCATCAGATACAACTTTTCTCGGCCTTCCGCGTCCTTTAACTGGCTCGCTGACCAGACTTGAGTTATCTCTTTCGTCCATGATTCAATTGCCTTGGTTAAAAACGGATTTTCTTGCAGCTCTTTGGCCTGCTGTGCCTGGATTATATATTCCTGGTCTGTCATTTTGCAAGCCCTATTTTACAATAATAGCAGTATTGCAATCTTTTCATCTTCTTCGTCCCCATTATATATTACCTGCTTTATATTTGAGTTTGTTTTTGGCTTAATCAGCTTTACTTCTTGTATCGCTGCCCTCATAGCTTTATTAAATTGCTCTGGCGGCGCGTCCTCATACTCATATTTGCGCTCGTGCTTGCGCGGTTTTCTGCGCTCATATCTGCGCTCAATCCTACCGCCGCCACCCCCACCCTCAGCAACTGGCGGCTCTACGCTGCCAATAGCTGACGCGCCATCAATTAAGCGCAGAGCTAAAAGGTGTATCCACATAGATTACTTGATGCCAAATTCTAGCGCAATTAAACCGCAACCAGCAGTGAATTGATGGTGAATCTGGTTTGTAAAACAGCACCGTTGGTAAATCCGGCGCGCATATATCGCCAGCTCGGACGGAATATAATTTCAGCAAATTGACCGCCACCAACTACGGCCGCAGTTGCAACGGATTTGGCCCTTCGCCAGTTGACGTTGTCCCTGGAAAACTCTACCCATAAAGTACCAGCCTGGTCAGATTCAGCGCTTACGCGGACCTCTTTTGCGTACGTTGTGCCGGCAAATGCCGTAGCGGTAACTGCTGCTGTTAAGTCTCTAGATGTTCCTGTAAATGTTGCGTTAGCCGCCAAAACAACTGAGCTGTCGTCATACCAAATACCAGCGCCACCAACAAAGCCCACCCTGCTACTGCCAGCGGCTAAGCTGACAGGCTGCGTTGCAGACACTTGAGCAGCCGGAATTGGCTCGGTTGCGTATGTACCTAAAACAAAACGCCACGATTGTGCGCCTGATGTAAGGGCGGTGGCCCGCACTCGAACGCGCTTTAAAGCATTAACCGACAACTCCCAGGCGTATGCTGGCGATGCTGACAACAAGCCCGTCGCGGTCTCAATAGCGTTTGCATTTGTACGAACGGCCTGGATACCAAACCAATTAGCATCTCCAGTGGATTCGGCGGAGCCCTCAAAGGCACAGTTAACCGCCGAAAACGTACCGTTGCAAAACATGATTACATTAGATGCGCGAGAAACGTCGCCCGAAACCGTGCCGCCAGCTACTGGCGTGTTAATGGTTGCTTGTATGGCTGTTATGTCGCCCGTTATATCCGCGTAACTTGCGGGTTGCGCAGACACCTTTAACCGACCGGCTTCGTCTAACTTCAAAATAGTGTAATCGCCGTCGTTCGCCGTGGCAACATCAGCGTCAGAGCGAATGGCAAGCATTAAATTGCCGAGCGCCCCAGTCACGTGCGTAGTGTCCTCCGCGTATGTTGCCTGACTTGATGTCGCAACTGGGGTGGCTCTAAGCTGGGCGTCAGTCAACGGCCCGGACACCGGCTGGGTAGCTAGTGGCGCCAATGCGGCAATTTGCGCCGCGCTTAAGGACGTTGGAAGCGGGTCTGATGCGCTGACATCAACCGCCACACCATCTACTCCAAAGCTGATTTTGGATCGAGGGTATTGAACTCCGCCGATATCGTCCGACGCAAAAGTCGAGCCACCAGCGCCTGGGTTTGCAATAAAATTGTCTGCCATTATTTACTTCCTATTACTTTTCCATCTGGGCCGCGCACCAATGTTTTTGGTCTATTTATGGCGGATAAAATTTCTTGTTGAGCGATTTTTTGATTGCTTATCAAAGCAGATAACATTGTAGATAGCATTTGCTGCTGTGCAATTTGTTGGTTGTTTATTAGCTCGGCAACATTAGCGTTAACCGTGTCGCTTATTGCCTGTAAATTTCCCTCCTGAGAATTAACCTGCTCAACTTGGGGCTCAATCATTTCTTCTTCAGAAATTTCTTGCCCCATTGAAACATCAGTCGAATACTCATTTTCAACAGATTTATTTGCAGATATTTTTGCAACCACAATCTTTGTGTCACTTTCTAGCTGAGCCTTCCATTTCGCCAACATCATTTCCATTTCGGCTTTTTGGAACTCTTTTTGATTCTTTTGTTCTTCAATTTGAGCCTGCATAATACTTTGCTGTTGCGCGCGGTTTTCGTCCAGCATATTTTGGTGCTGATTCTGCTGGGCTTGCATTTCCTGCTCGTGGGCCTGTAATTTCATGGCCAGGTCAGCCTTCATTTGCTCTACCTGCATTGTTACCTGCGCTTTACCCTGCTCAATTTGCATTTGCGCCTGCATTTTAGCCTGCTCAGGGTCGGGTCTAGGCTGTGGTGGCACGGCATCTGGGAAGTATGTCTCAGGCGCTGTTACGCCAGCACTTTCAGCGTATTTTCGAGCCGCCATAATAGCTGCTTGCGGAGGCAATACACCACCGACAATCATTGGTTGCTGAATTTGCATCACGCTTTGCATAACTTGAGCGGCGCGGTCTTTATTGCCCGTACCCAGGCCAATATTGATGTTGACGTTAAAAGCGTCTACCCACTCGCGCGGGTCAATCTCAATCCATTGACCAAACAGCTCTACCTGGTCGGCCTTTTGCTGATAGCGGCATATGCACTTAAGCATTTTTTCGAAAAGTACGCGCACGGCGGTTTCAGCGGCAACGCGAGCCATGAGCTCGGTGCGCTGGTCGCCCTTGTCTGTTATCGTAACCACGCCGGTAGCCGTCGGGTTCAACGAATCGGATGTCAATCCTTTTGAATAAGAAGTAAAGCCCGTACGCTGCTCGTTCCACTTTTCGGCCCACTCAACCATTTGCCACGCGGACGAATCAAGCGAGCCCTGATTAAACGGCTGCATTTGGCCTAGCTGCTTAACCCGAACCACTCCGCCGGGCCGCGAATTAAGCAGGTCATCCATGTTTACCTGGCCTTCAACGACCTCTGTACGCTTGTTTACGGTTAAGTAAACGTTGTCACTGACGGCGCGAAGCAGGCTAGTTCTTAGGCGTTGCGGGTCTAGCGCCTGATCCGCTGGACACATGCCAAAAAACACGTGTGGCATTGGAATTGGGCAGAAATAGACGAATGGATGATCGTCAACTTTTTCATCCTCCATTACAGTGCCACCAATAAGGAAGACGCGCCGCCACTCTGCTATGCCGTCGCCATCCTGGTCTAGCTTAATGTAGCACTCACTGCACTGATATCGTTGCATTTCTCCGTCGGAGCCATCAAAGAACCACGGCGTTTGCGTGCTCGCGCGCTCAATCTGCTCCATACCCCAACCGTCTTCGCTGGATATATTTTTTGTATCGTAGCCATCAGCCTCTAAATCCTGCTTTGTTTTATAAAAAACGTGCGCAATAAAGCTCAATGGCTCTCCGTAGCGCGAGCGCGGATGTACGCGCATCTCTTCAGGTGGGCATGGCATTACTTTACATTGCCCACGACGATCTACACGTTTGACCTTGATGTTGTATAGCTGTATTGGCTGGCCTTGAATGGTCTCTAAATAAGCCTCCTGCTCAATGATGCTTATTTCATTGCTTTGCATCATGTCCTGAATCTGCGTTGCAAGGAGGCCACTGTATGACTCCTCAACATCCTCCTCAACCTCCTCCCATACAACTTTTGTAAACCCAACCTTTTGAATCAAAGCGTCCTTGAACCAGTTGTAGAGCAAAGAGAAGCCGCGATTACGTTTCCAAAAGATAAGGCGCAAATACTCACTGGCCATTTTTGCCATTGATGCCTTCTCAGGTCGCCGCGCCTCCAGCTCCATAGCGTCCTGGGATGTCGCAAACGGCTTTAATAAGCTTGGCATCATCCATTCGATGGTGTCGGCAACATCGCTAGCTACAATTGATGACCTATCTGGGATGTCTGGCCCGGCCAATTCACCAGTGGCCTCCGCCTTGTAATACTGTAAGTTTCGCAACCTAATGCGGCTTATTTCTGTGCCCGGCGCACCAAGAGCTTGCTTTAATTCTTTTTCAAGAATTGCCGATAACTCTGACTTGTTATATTTCATTATCTATAGCCCAATGTTGGATAGCTTATTTTATCACCCCATTCATCATTAGTCATTTTTTCTACAGCCATAGCGGCATAACGGAACATATCGGCTCCGTGACTAAATTCGTCATGTAATGGCGCGCCTGGTTCGCGTGTTGTAGTGTTGATAGAACGCTGATAACGCTTTAAACACTCCTGCAAGCGCTCTGTCTTATCAATATCCATGTAAACGCGCGGGAACATCATCCGGGCCGCTCGTATACCCTCCTCCGCTCCTAATTGGTCTAGCACGTAGGGGTTGCGCCTCATTGCGCGTAATGCCTCCTCTGTGCTTTTCCCGGTCTGAGTGTTACGTGCGCGGCCATCGTGCGGGATGTAATCAGTACCCCAGCGATATGGGCTCTTTTCAAGCTCTGCTATATAACTATCTAGAGTTCGATGGCTATCCTCTATATAACCAATGCATCTAACCTCTCCGCCTTGACGCTGCCATAAACCAATTGTCATTGCATCATTCCAGCCAAGATCCCAGACTGTGTGAACTTTAAGCAACGGATCATATGGTACAGGGCGAACTCGGTTTTCGGCGTACATTCTCTCAACCTCACCCCTATAGATAGCGCCTTCAGCGGTACGCTTGGGCTGGCCCTCCCATATATTTGCGTAGTTTTCTGGGTCGCGGCGCAATGTGTCCTGGCGCTCACCCTCTGACTCGGTTCCAAACCAAGGATTATCCTGCCAGTTCATTTGGACAACGAACGAATCGGGGTCGGCATTAGCTACAAACCGCCGATAACTTTCGTCGGTCTCCATGTCTGGATTCATAGTAACCCATATCTCAGAGCCCGCCTTACGAATCGTAGGCGTAAGAATTTGCCAGCTACGCTTTACTACGTTCTGAGCCTCTTCTACCCAACAAATATCTACACCTTCAAACGACTTGATTGACTCGATAGTGTGCGTAGACAGCCCGGCAAATAGAAACAACGTGCCATTCTTTCCTCGTATCTCTGTTTCTAGCACTTCATACAAGTGACCAATGCCAAGCGCCTGAATCTGGTCACATAACAATCGGTGAACTGAATCCTTGATAGACTTTTGAACCTCTCGGGCGCAAAGTATTCGAAGTGGCTTTTGAGCGCCCAATATGAGCAGGGCCCTGGCAAACCCCCAGGACTTAGAGGACGCGCGCCCTCCGTGAGCAACTTTAATGCGGCGCGGAGAAAATAATGGGCTTAGCTTTGATGGCAGCTCTATATTCATTTAGAGATAAATGTCACTTTTAAGCTATGGTCAATCGGCGCTCCGCCCGCAATGCCAGACACCTCAGTTCGATTCAACTTTGGCGCTGCGTACTCGGCCAGTTTAGCCATCAAGTCCAACGCCCTCGCTGGGTCTGCCCTTACATCGCCATGACCGTTCGCAACCTTCGCAAGCCATACAGCCACGTTTGCGGCGTTATCACTTAGCAGCATAGTAACCGTCTCTCGAAACTCGACGGTGCTCTTATTGGGCGTTCCGGCAACCCTGCCGCCTACTTTAGCGCTACCTTTTGCTTTAGCCATCTAAACCACCTAAAACCATTGTAGTTTTAATACCACTATTCCAATTTATTACGTAATGGACTGCCTGAATAGCGGACTTGCAAGTGGCGACCCAACAACACCTGTTGGCGGCTTACAAATAGCCGTCGCAACAGACTTCTTTCTACAATATTGTACCGAGTCTCCTGGCTTACAGCCATACGCGCACTTGTAAAACTCTTTCATGTTTTTGCATTCGCACCGCGCCGGAGAGTTCATAAGGCCAATAAGCCTTTTGGCCGCTGTTGCATTTTTGCAAACTCTTCAGGTGTAATTGCTGGCTGACCCAATGCTTGGGCCTCCTGCAAATATAACTGGTACCCGCGTCCGCCTAGTTTTTGAGCTGCTTGCCCAACCATACCCCCACCCATTGACGGGTTTGCCGAGCTAATGCCCATCATTGCCATTAATTGTTTTAAATCTGCCATGATTATCCTAATGTTTGGGTTGCTGGCAAATTACATATCACCTTCGCGCAGTATTTTTATGCCACCGTATTTTATGTGCACGGGGCTTTGTCTGCTTTAAGGCTAAAACTGTTAGTTTGCCAGCTTCTTAATTTTACACGAATATTAGTTTTTTTGCAATCGTTTGCCAATTTATCTTTTACCAAATAAGTGCAGGCCATCAGACTATCTTTCGACTGGCTTGCTGCTGTTCACATACCTCACACTAACGTTTATGTATTCGCTTAAGGAGTTGCGCCGATTGCCCCCGGCGCACGACAGTGTGTTTGCCGCTTATGAGGGTTGTTTTTTTAAATTGTAGCTTGTTTTGTAGTGATATTAAAATTTATAACCCACTTCTATTGCAACCACTGAAGCGGTACCGCTGCCCAATTTTGGCGCCCCGCGAAACGTCAAAGACATTTTGCCAAAATTGGCAACCGCCATTGCGCCCGCCAGGGCTGATAGAGGCCCAACATTAGCAACACTGTGCGCAGTATATCCTGTACCCATACCCGCAAAGCCACCGAATCGGACATTGCCCAATTTAACAGGGGTGTATTGCAGCGCCGCATATGCTGTTGTTTTTTTGTAACTGTTTTTGTAAACTCCGCCTTGAATTGACAGGTCACGGTCAAACTCTGCTCGGATTGCGAATCCGGGGTTTACTTCGTTAAACTTGTAATTGTCGGCGGTTGAGCCATGCTTGCTGGCTAAGTGGATAATTGTGCTGTACTGCGTGTCCGCCTTTGCATCTGTTGCCAATACAGCAGTCATTGCCAAAATGGCGACTATGTATGTTGCGGTCAACACTTTGTTAAAGAAGTTCATAATATTTCCTTTGTAAGAGCCTGCAAAATTGCTGGCATGTGTGTATTGTATGCGGCTTGTCTTACACGACACTTACAAATACGCTTCGCCAAAACAATCTTTTCCAGAGTTTTAATTTGCCCATAGGACAACCCCGAGTCTTCCTGACACCACCGCACTTGGTGTCTTTGGAATCTCTTAGCCATCCAGAAGGACTGCTACTCGCTTAACGCTACATTCAAACTATCAGGCACCCGTCAAGTGGGCCAGACTACCGTCAGTATAGATTGCCTGTTTTGTGAGTCGCTGTAGAACTCTCAAGCGCCGGGTTTGTCAATAAAGCGCTATCGGTCCATGATTTTCTTTCAGTAATTACGCCCAAAGCCGGGACTGCGCGGCATCTCAATATTAAGCCAGCATTTCTGCACAGGCGCCTGCTTCTGTTTTTTCGGTGTGCTCACAGTGCTCCCAAGCTAAAGAATTGCAGTTACACCAAAATAATCGGCACTCTGTAGCAATGGTCGTTTTGACTATAGCCTGATTTTTCTCCCACCTTGCTTTGTCTTTAATGCTAGGCGGCCTAATCTCTTTTGGCTGACCGCATGGACCAGCGCTGCGGTCAATCCATTTAATGAAGGGTGTCAAATCTTCTATATCTTCTATGTACCAAGTGCGTAGCTCGTAATCCCACCTGGCATTAAGCGCCTTTGCCTGGTCTTTGCTAGCATATGGAACTCTTAAATTGATGCGCATAGGTGCCTTACTTCTGGTGAAACTAGGCTTGAGGGGTGCAGGAGAATGCCAAGCCAATCGGTCAAGATTGGACTTAGCCTTCTTACCTCCGGAGCCAACTGAGTTGTTGCCGGGCAGCTTTCTATCAGTATGAAGCTGCTTAGACTGGCTTTCCGCTCTACTGAAGCGTGTCACTCGACCCAGTCCGATTATGTCGCTACCCGAAAACTGAATCGCGGACAACATAACCAGAGACCTCGCTGCGCTTGTGAATACTTCTTTGCGCGTTTTCAGCCGACGTAAGAACGTTGTAGGGGTGGTGCTGCGGGTCTACATCTTTTGACTTCCAACCGCTACTCCCATGCCACCCCAAAACCCGATAGACCGTCAGCCTAATCTGAGACGAAAAAACCCTTCTGGTTCTAAATCTCTGCGCGGCAACGCCCGGTTACCCGGTGAGATTCAGAACCAGAAGGGTCTAAATTGTCATTCTTTGCCGCGCCTGATGGTTAATATTCTATCATCACTTTGCAACTGCTGCAAGTAATTCTTCCTGTTTTTCAGCTTTAAATCGAATCATTCTGTGGCGTATCACGTGAATCGTTACGCCGAAACGCTCAGCAATCTCTCGCACTGATAATTTTTGATTTATCAGAACTTTTAGGCGATTTTCGTTCAATGGCGTTAAGTTGGACTGTGGTTTAGTTTGTTTTCCCGTTTTCATTGTCTTTTTGCTCGCTGTTTTGTGGCAATGCTGCCAATTTTAAAAAACATATTCTTGCCGTCATAGGTCGAATACATTGATAGGGATAATTTCAGCCTTCGTACAAATCTACAAAAATCACACCCAACTCAGTAGCGGCATAAGCCTCTACCTTTTGACTGAACTCTGAAAAATCTGACTTGTTTAGGTTTGCGCTACTTTTACCAACAATATCACCGCTTGGCAGCTCCAATACGCCCAAAAATCTACGCTTAAACATTTCATGCCACGATTCTGCGCTGTACTTCTTACCAAAAACTGACACTTGATCCGCTATTTGTGCCAATACTCCGCGCCCCCAATAGCGCCTGTTTTGCGCCTTCGTTCTCTTAGGCGGGCCAACCGTTACCTGATGCCCCTCTAAAGCCTCCTTAACGGCCTGCAATGCCCCAGAACGAGCCTGAGCATGTACCAGGTTAAAAACTTTGATAGTCAAGTCTGCTCCAACTCTCGGTTATGCCAGTCAATCAAAAATGTCTGCGCCATCAATCGGCCATCCTCACCAGCCAGCCAAATTTGCCACCTGTACCACTTTAATACGTGGGCGTTATGTTTCATGTGTTTAACGCCTCAATGGTTCTTGCCAAAAGGTCAACCTCGTTAACCTTTTGCAGCTTCAAGCGGTTGCGGTTTCCATGAATCCCGGCGCTTCCCGTGTGGCAGTCTGGGCAAAGGGCAATAGCTAACCAATGTTGTGCACGCTGGGCCATGCCCTGCCCTTCGCGGGCGTGATGTATGTGCACGCCGAATGCGCCACATAAAACGCATGGAAGTTGCGCGACCCGGTCAAGGTATGCTTTTTCGGCCTGCTTCATAGTTGTTGCGGCCCCGCCGTAATTCTTACTTTTACGTATCCGCCTATTTGGTCTTTAACATATGGGTGACAAATAAAACGCTTGTCGTCAACCCCCAAAGCCAGCGCCACGCCGTCACGCCCAGCTTTAAAAGCTGCAATCATGTTGTCGTCGTCCCTATGGCGGCGGTCAGGCGGGTAAAAGTCAATCCACAAATGCAAGCGGCCATCTGTTTCTGGGGCGGTGATGCCGGACTCTTTAGCAATCGCCCAGCAAGACTCTTTATAGGCTTTGGTAATTGGTGCTTTTTTGCGCCAATGAGACCGTGCGTTGGGTGATAAATCCTTAGGAGGCCAGGGCAGTACAAGTTCAATGGTGTCTTTACTTATTTCAATACCGTTCATTTTTTAACCTTCAGCCAAGTAACTTAAAAACCATTCTTGATATGCGTACTGCTTGCCTAGTTTTTTATCAAGGCGCGCGGGCTGCATTCCGGTTAACTTAATTCCGGCTTTTGCCGCCCAAGCAATCTGCACTCTCTCCAACTCGGCTAAAACGCGGTCGCTATGTCCTGCATCACCTTCAAAAAACTGGGCGTCTTTTTCTTTTTCGCCAACACAGAGAGTGCCTGAGCCGATTAGCTTTTGTTCTGGTAGAAGCGTGTACAAAGTGAATTTCATTTTTTACCCTTCTTTTGAACTGGCTGCACGGCCATAGCTTTTAATGCTGCCAACGCTCGAATTTCCTGCTCCGAATGCCCGTGCTCTATCGCCGCTCCAAGCACATTCAGCCTTGCAGTCTTCACTTCCTGCTTGTCCAATTTCACCGCCACGCGCGGCAGGTTTTGAATGAATCGCGCGGCGCAATATTTGCATTGCAACTTGTTGTACTGTTTCCACAGCCATTGCGTTTGAGTAGCGGCTTGGCAATCTGTGCATATCATTTAGCAATTGCGCCCCCAATGCTGATGTTATGTGAGCCGGGTCTGCGAATATTTTTTTTGACAAGAATCTTCAATAGTGGCTCTAGTGGCGCCCACTTGGCAGCAATCTCAAAGCCAAAATTAAACCGCAACCAAACTGGAATCGAGCGGTAGACACCGTGGTGCGTATATCCTTTTTCAAGCGCTTTTTTTTGGTTCATAGATTGCCCCCGGCCCTTTTGCTGTTAAATTTCTCTGGCTTCGCGCCGTCCCAGTCTAAAAACTGCACATTGCAACCAACATACCTAGCATTGACACTTCCAGTTCTTCCGTTGCGGTGCTTAGCAACAATCAACTCCGCGTATTGCGACCATGAATCGCCCAGGGTGTTGTCGTTGTGGTACGGGCGGTCAATAAAAATCACCACATCAGCGTCCTGCTCGATGTCTCCGCTGTCTTTCAAATCAGAAAGCATCGGCCTGCCGTTGGTGCGCTGCTCTAGGCCTCGACTCAACTGTGCCAGCGCGACAATTGGGATATTCAACTCTTTGGCCAAACCCTTCAAACCCCTAGTGACTTCGCCTAACTGCTGGTGTCGCGGCTCTTTGGAGTTGGTACCACTGGTCAGGCCGATGTAGTCAATCGTCAGCTTGTCCAGGCCATGCTTGCGGAGCAACAAACGCGCCTTGCTGCGAATCTGGTTTATGTTAGGGCTGGCCTGCTCTGCGATGAAAAGCGGCAAATTGCGCATCTGCTCGATGGCTTCAATCATTCGCGGCCAGTCGTGATCCTGCAAGTTGGTGGCCTTGCGGATTTTTGACAAGTGAACATGAGACAGGCCGGAAACGATGCGCTGCGTCAACTCTTCTTTGGGCATTTCTAGCGAGAAAAAACCCTCCTTGACTCCTTGTAGGCATGAATGCACTGTGCAGTTTAAGGCCAGTGCAGACTTCCCGATTGATGGCCTAGCAGCGATGATGACAAGCTGTCCGGGGCGAAATCCGCCTTCAAGTATTTCGTCCAAATCCCGCAGCCCGGTGGGTATTACTTTGTCCCGAATTTGGCCGCTGGCTTTTTGCTCAACCTGGTCGAGAAAATTAACCACCATGGAATTAACTTCAACCCAATCGTTTGAAGTGCCACTGCCAACCAGCGCGGTCAAACTAGCCGTAGCCCTGTCCAATCGGTCGGCGATTGTCTCGACCTGGTCAAAGCCTAGCGTTGCAATTTCATCACCAGCTGCAACGAGTTTTCTGCTTAACGCGCGTTCACTGACGATCTCACTGTACCTACGCAAATTTGTGGCGCTTGGCACGTACTGCGCCAGCGAATTGATGTACGCTAGGCCACCACAAGCCTCAATCTCACCCAACGCTTCCAGGCGCTCATAAACGGTGATTACGTCCACCGATTTATTGGCTAGAGCCATCGCCGAGATGGCTTTAAAAATTATTTTGTTTTCGGCGCGGTAAAAATCATCTGCGACCAAAACATCGCCGCAAATATCCCACGCGCGGCTGTTGAGCAGCAATGCGCCAAGTACCGCGCATTCTCCTTCTAGGCTGTGCGGCGGCACGCGCAGGTATTTCAATTCGGTCATTGCATTCATGCTGTTTCCAATGTTTCTTCAACTACTTTTTTCACACCCTTGCTCGACAATAAAAACTCAATCGAGCAGCGCCAGTTTTTGTGATCCTGCGACTTTGGCCCACGACCCATGATGAAATCGTTGTTTCGAGCGCGGCTCATGTAATCACGCGTCCATATCAGAAACTCATCAGCGCAGGTAGCGCGCGGTTTCCCGTCGGGTCTTTTTGACGCCATAACCCAGTCTCGAAAATCAATCAAAGCCTGCCTTCGAGCAACATCCATCACTCGAACCGCTGGTAGTTCGGGCAATGTTTCGTGGTAAAGGTCTACCAGCGATTGCATCCACGTTGGCAGCTCGTCTGCCGACAAGGGAGCTTTAGCTCCTTTTCTTTTGGTTATTGGTTCTTGGTTATTGGTTATTGGTTCTTGGTTAGTTGCACACGTGTTGAACGGGCGCTCAACACGTGTTGAATTCTGTTTGCGCTTTGCTGCGCTTGCAATGCCAGCCCGGGCTTTTGCCCCTGTATTTGCTTGATACTTTGCTATCTCTTTTGAACATCTCTCGTGCTCGTATCCATCGTTTGTAAGAGTGAAAAACTCTTCCAAAACAGTTTTTAGAGCCTCTTTTTCCTCAACCGTGACGCACAAAAGACGCTTTTCTAGCCTCGTAACATCAAGTGTTAAAACAGATTCGGTGTCGTAATACAGTTCTATTGCTCCTCTGTACACGCTCTGTTCAACACGTGTTAAGTGACGCGTTGCGTTGTTAAAGTCGCCAATGTGATGCGGGTAGAAATTCATTCTGCAAAACCTTCAAAACCCCGCTCAACTTCCATACGGCGAAATTGCAAAAAACTACTAACTGCAATAGCACATTCAATTTCCATTCTGAACTTGTCAGCCTGGCTGCGCGCATAAAGACAGCCAGTGGCTTCGTAATCAGCCAGTGCAGCTTGCATTTGTTCACCCGCACGTTTAATGTACAAAGTTACTGGGTTTGATTCTCCGTCGGTCACACAAAACCCTTTGACGCAATAGCTAAATGATCGTTAGCGCCAGCACGTACCACCCAGTCGGATGGCTTGTATGGCGCCGTAGAGCTGCTATTTACGATGACTCGGCTAGTTGTTGCGTTAGCTGGTTTTGCGGCCGCATAAGCCCTGTAGGCGGCTGCATTTAATGCGTGATGTTTTTTATTCATGCTCATTGTTTTACTTTTTGGTTTGTTTGTAGTTGAAATTTTTTAATTTTTACGGCTAATTAAGGCTTTAATCGCCTACCCCTAGACCACTCCGCCAGTTTCATCATATTTGCGTAGCCAACCCGCAAGCCGTCGCGCCGTAAACGTTGAAGCGTGCGCAGTGATATTCCAGATTCGGCGGCTATTTCTGCCAGTGGAGTTTCAGCAATTAGACGTGAAATTTTTGTGGTGTTAATGTTGTTCATGCGCCTATTTTGGCGCAGGATTGTGGTACTGTCAAGCTTTTTCCTGTTCGGCGGAAGCCGACTTCCTAGATTTATTTTGAGCCCCAAAATGTCTGGATATGTCGGGCCAGAACTAAGGGCAAAAATTGAAAATCCCCTTATATTTCATGGGGTTAGCTCCGGCCAAAATGATGAACTTTCGGGTGGATTTAAGGCTAATGGATATGACGCATCAGTGCTGATAGAGACATGTCAAGCCATCATTAGAGCTAACGCCGCCCGGACTCTTGGGCGGCTTTTTTCTTTGGGTCGGCGACTGGCAACTCGACCTCTCCAGTCGCTTGCTGCACAATGGAAAAAGCAGTTTGATTGATGTCTTTACGCTTTATACCCTCAAGCATAGCAAAATCAATGTGTTTTTAGGGGCGCACTTCAAACTGAGACACTACCTCCTGTTGACCTATTAGGGTTTGTCCCAAACAAATATCTTGACAAACGCCAAAAATGGCGATATACTAAACACATCGCAAACAAAACAATAAAAACTCCGGGTAGCGCAAACAACCCGGCTAAGGCGACCAGAGCGACCAGCAGTCTTAGGTGCTAGCGCCGACGTTTTGTAGCGAAAGTTTTTTAACCCAAAGGAGCTAATCATGAAGACAGTACCGGCCTACTTTTTGAACGCAGCAGCCCAGAAAGCTATAAAGCAAGCCCAAGCCAAGCTGACTAAAGACTTGCAACAAAAGCGCCAATTGCGCGCCCAGCAGTGGACAAATATTGCTAAGCAGTCGTATAAATCTGTGGGCGCTTAATCATGAGTGACGCCATCATTTCCCGCGACAAAGAAACTGTCGTAAGCACTGCCGACTCTGTAAGTATCGCCAGCTCTCGCTCCAAGTCAAACGCAACCACCTATGGCAACTACGCAAATGCAGCTACCGCTGGGTATAAGGCAAATGCCACCACCGCCGGGTATCAGGCAAATGCCACCACCGCCGGGCATCAGGCAAATGCCACAACCAGCGGTGACTATGCGGACGCCGCCACCGCTGGAAATTGTGCAAATGCCACCACTGCCGGTGATTATTCAAACGCTACTACTACTGGAAATTGTTCAGATGCCTCCACCGCTGGAATTGAATCAGTTGCTGCGGCGCTGGGTTGGGGCTCTAAAGCAAAAGCGGGTAAAAGTGGCGCAATTGTATTGGTCGGTCGCAGGCGCAACGCCGGAATAATTGTTTCAATATTTGCCTCAAAAGTTGGAGAAAACGGGATTGAGGCTGATAAATGGTATCGGCTTAATGACGAATGTAAACCTATAGAGGTATTAGAATGAGTAACACCACGACTGGCACGCACGCAAATACCACCACGGTTGGGCGCGGTGAAAATTCCGCAACCACAGGCCGGCGTGCAAATACCATCACGGTTGGGCGCGAGTCAAATGCCTTCGCCGCTGGCTGGAGTGCAAATGCCACCACGGTTGGGAGCGGGTCAAATGCCTTCGCCGCTGGCACGTATGCTAATGCCGCAACGACTGGCGACGATGCAAACGCCGCCGCCGCTGGGGATAGGCCAAAAGCCACCACGGTTGGGAGCGGGTCAAATGCCTTCGCCGCTGGCACGTATGCAAAAGCCGCCACCGCTGGCGCGTATGCAAATGCCCTCGCCACTGGCTGGAGTGCAAATGCCGCAACGACTGGCGTTGGGTCAGTTGCCGCCGCACTTGGCCCGGTCTCCAAAGCTAGGGCGGGCGAAGGCGGTGCAATTGTTTTGGTTGGCCGCGATGTGGGTGGCAATATTCTTTCAATCTTTTCCTCAAAAGTTGGAGAAAACGGCATTGAAGCCAATAAGTGGTATCGACTTAATAACGAAGGTCAACCTATAGAGGTCTCAGAATGAGTAACACAACCACTTACAACTGTGAGAATGACGTCATCGCTGGCACGTATGCAAACGCCACCACTACCGGTGACAATGAAAATGCCACTACCGCTGGTGATTATTCAAATGCTACTACTACTGGAAATTGTGCAAATGCCACCACTGCCGGTGACCATGCAAATGCAGCCACCGCTGGCACGTATGCAAATGCCACCACCTATGGCAACTACGCAAATGCAGCTACCGCTGGCGCGTATGCAAATGCCACCACTACCGGTGACAATGAAAATGCAACTACCGCTGGCACGTATGCAAATGCCACCACTACCGGTGACAATGAAAATGCAACTACCGCTGGCTGGCGTGCAACTGCTATCACGGTTGGACGCTGGTCACATGCCGCCGCCGCTGGAAATTGTGCAAATGCCACCACTGCCGGTGACCATGCAAATGCAGCCACCGCTGGCACGTATGCAAATGCTATCACTTATGGCAACTACACAAATGCAGTTACCGCTGGCATGTATGCAAATGCTATCACTTATGGCAACTACACAAATGCAGTTACCGCTGGCACGTATGCAAATGCCTCTACTTCTGGAACTTGCTCAGTTGCCGCCGCACTTGGTCTGGGCTCCCGAGCAAAGGCCGGTGAAGGAGGTGCAATTGTTTTGGTTGGCCGCGATGTTTATGGCAATACTCTCTCAATATTTGCCTCAAAAGTTGGAGAAAACGGCATTGAAGCCAATAAGTGGTATCGACTTAATAACGAAGGTCAACCTATAAAGGTATTAGAATGAGTAACACAACCACTTACAACTGTGAAAATGCAGCTACCGCTGGCACGTATACAAATGCAGCTACCGCCGGGTATAAGTCAAATGCCACCACCACCGGTGACTACGCAAATGCAGCTACCGCCGGGCATAAGTCAAATGCCACCACCACCGGCTACTATGCAAATGCAGCTACCGCTGGCACGTATGCAAATGCCACCACTACCGGTGACTACGCAAATGCAGCCACCGCTGGCTGGCGTGCAACCGCTATCACGGTTGGACGCTCGTCACATGCCGCCGCCGCCGGTGACCATGCGGACGCCACCACCGCTGGCACGTATACAAATGCAGCTACCGCCGGGTATAAGTCAAATGCCACCACCACCGGTGACTACGCAAATGCAGCTACCGCTGGCTGGCGTGCAACCGCCACCACCTATGGCAACTACACAAATGCAGCCGCCGTTGGCATGTATGCAAACGCCTCTACAGCCGGCACTGGGTCAGTTGCTGTCGCCATTGGCCTGGGCTCCAACGCTAGGGCCGGTGAAGGCGGTGCAATTGTATTGGTCGGTGGCAGGCGCAACATCGGAATGATTGTTTCAATATTTGCTTCAAAAGTTGGAGAAAACGGGATTGAAGCAAATAAATGGTATCAACTTGATGACAAAGGTCAACCCATAGAGGTCTCACAATGAGTAACACCATTATTGCCCCAAAACCAAGCCCACAGGAAATGATGACAACTTTAGATGGTTGGCATGCGCATTACTGCGATGACCCACTTTATTACTACATTCAAACAAACTTCGAAGAAATGCGCGACGTTGTTTATGACGCTTATAAAAACGAAAAAGCAGCTAAAGAAGAAGCTGACTGGGCGGCTCGTGAAATGTATAGGAGAGAAGCATGAAACAATGCGAAGAAAAATATTGTGGCAGCTTTGCAGTAAAGATTGATCCAGCCGAAAAACTTTGCGATGTTCATTTTTACAAAGTGCAGCGTGATGAATTTCTGGAAATTTTGAAGACATTGGTTAGTGAATCAGTAGCCCCAAAAGATTACAAAAAAGCGCGATCAGTAATTAAAAAAACCACCAAAGGTGAAGAATGACAACCACAAATTTTCGCCAAACCGATTTAGTTGCCACGCGAGCGGGCCTGCAAATAGGCCGGTGCTACATAAAGCCTGCAATTCCGGTGCACGGCGATGCTGTGCAGATTCAGTCTGCGTTGCTTGCTAAGCGTAATAAGCACGCTGACCAGGCAGTAAATATTGCTCTGGCTCTTGGTGTGATTGTTGTAATTTTATCTATTTGCCTTGGAGCCCCAATATGAAATGTAAAGAATGCACAAATGGTAGATATTGTGTCTGCCAAAGCGGGCCATTTATTCCGTCGGATGCCTGGGTTTCTTTAATGCTTGTCGCTTTTATGTTTGTTTTTGCGTGGAGATTTTTATGAGCCGCTTAAAATGTTTTTATTATTTATATAACCACGGATTCAGCTGGCGCAATGCCTGGAGATTAAGTAAGAATTCCTTTAAAAATTAATTGAAAGAAAAATATGAAAAAATTAATTGAGTTTTGGCAGGTCTATAGGCTGTATCGAACAAAGAACAGCAGGCGTTATGCGGCGCAAACCGCATATGGCATAGCTTTCAAAGGCTTGCCATTTTAAAAGGTTTTTAATTACTAGGAACAGCATGAAACAAATAGCCGCCGCGCTGCTATGCGCAAAAAAAACATTTGGGCCTGCGCTCAAAGAAAAAACAAACCCCGCCTTTAAAAGCAAATATGCCGATCTTGGCTCATGCCTTAATGCGGTTGACAAGCCATGCCTAGACGCTGGAATCATTCTCTATCAGGAGACATTTGAAGACCCTGGCGGCGTGACGATTGAAACGGTGTTTTTACACGAGTCAGGTGAAGTGCTGCGCTGCGGTAAGTTTCATGTACCTGCCAGCAAGCAAGACCCACAGGGTTACGGCTCTGCGCTTACTTATGCACGCCGCTACAGCTTGATGACGGCTTGCGGCATTGCGCCAGAAGACGACGATGGTAACGCTGCGGGGCAGCCGCCGCTACTGCTTTTAAACGCTGCGGAGCAGCCGCCGCTACTGCTTTTAAACGCTGCGCAATGTGCTAATATTACGGCTATGGCTAATGAAGTAGGTGCTAATTTTGAAGCCCTGATGAATTGGGTTAGCAAGGCGGTAGGCACAGATTGCAAAGAATTAACACAAGTGCCAGCAACAGCTTACGAACCAATCATTAAACAACTGAAAAAGAAAAAGGAAGCCAAATGAACAACATCACAATTTGCGGCGCTTTGGGCAAGGATTCCGAGCTGCGCAGCATTCCATCCGGCGAACAGGTTTTATCTTTTAGCGTGGCTGATGGCCAGGGCCGCGACAAGCCAACTGTCTGGTGGGGTTGTCAGCTATGGGGTAAACGCGCCGCATCGCTTCAGCAGTACTTGATTAAAGGCCAGCAAGTGACCGTTATTGGCGCCGTATCAGAACGGGAATGGGTGGATAAGGGCGGCGGTAAACGCAAGTCGCTAGAGGTTCGAGTGAGCGAGGTTGCACTGCAAGGCAAGCCGCAAGGAGAAGCGCCAGCAGCAAGACCAGACGCGCCAAAAGCAGCGGCATCAAAGCCGGCGTCAGGCTTTGACGATATGGGCGAAGACGTGCCTTGGTAGATTATGTCGCGCGACTACGAAAAGAAAAAAGAGGCTATGCGTGCGCGCGCAAAAACACCGCACGCAAAAGTTTGGCATAAGGCCAATCCTGAACGGGCAAAAGCAAACGCCGCAGCTTGGGCAAATAACAACAAAGAGTTGAAAAAAATTTACCGTCACACGCGGCGGCTCCAACACAGACGACAACATCCAACTTTTACGCAAAAAGTGCAACCATCAAAAAACGACTAAAGACCCCATTGAGTTTATGCAGCAAAGAGGATTTTTACTATGAACAATTTATTTGTTTTGTCGAATCAATACTTGGAATTGGCGGGGCGACTTTCCGAGCTAGACCTAGACACGGCCACGATTGAAGACACCATTGAAGCGTCAGGCATTGTTGACGAATTCAAAGACAGGGCGCAGGCGCTTGAATTTGTCGCACGCGGAGCAACCGCCCATGATGGCGCAATTGACGCAGAGATAGCCCGTTTGACAAGCCTAAAGGCACGCCGCGCTGCTGTTGCTGCTGGTGTTCGCAAATATCTACTGGACAACATGCAGCGCACTGGCATTACAAAGATTGAGTGTCCACTGTTTGCTATCAGCATTCAAAACAACCCGGTAGCCGTGGAAGTGTTTGACCAGCTCAGTTTGCCAGCTAGCTACATCCGCACGCCAGAACCTAAGCCGCCCTTGCCGGCGCCTGACAAAGCAGCGATCAAAGCTGCATTGCAGGCCGGAACAGATGTACCAGGCTGCAAGCTTACCCAATCGCAACGGCTGGTAATCAAATGACTAAATCACCAACACGGCTAGCGATTGAAGCGGCGCGTGCTGATTACGCACAAAGCCAAACCGCCACCGAGCGCAGCGCGGCGGTGCATGACTTGACCGGTAAGTTAGGCCAGCTCCTGCAAGAAAACGACGCGACAGTCGAATCACTGCGCTCTGAGCTTGAGGCGGTATGGGCCGCTACAAATGGCCTGCTAGCAGCGCTAGACAAAGCAAACGACGGATTCGATGCCCCTTCTTGGGCTGGGCATGAAAACGGCTCAGGAGAAGAATACGACCAGGCTATAGACATCGCCATTAAAAATGCCCGTGCAGATCTATCCAACACAAAGGACGCAATATGACTGAAATTGAGACAAATGAACAAATGCGTGAGTTTGAGGTATAGCTTACAACTCGCTACGCCGCCACTCCAGTGCAAATTTGCACGATGGTCAAAGATACATTTCTCTGGATGTACGACAAGGGAGTCACCTAGTTGACGACCAGCCGTGATTTACGGTGTGATACCAAAAGGCAAAGGTTTGGTCTTCGGGCTGGAAAACAACTTAACACGACGGATAGACGGCGGCCATTAAGTGTGCATACTGTCTTTTCTGGCGGTGTGGTGGCCTTTTAACATTTTCCGGCGGCTATTTCGTCCGCTGTTGGCAATGAGTAGCTAGGCGTTTGATATTTTAAATGGCCGTATTTTTGGTTAATGTATCTTAGCGATACCGCCATTTCATCAAACGCGCCATCCTGCACGTCGTTAAGCATGAATATTCCGCGCCAGTGCCTATTCCCCTGCGGCCCAAGGTAATCTTCATCGTGCTCATAAGCAGAACCACAAATAATAGACGTTATTATTTTCCCGTCAGCGCGCTTGCTGTAGGCTATTTGCTTGCCTTGTTGATGGCCAGAAAAGCAAGACATATTTGCAACTCTCAATTGAGCGGCTGCACTTGATGCGGGCCTACCCATAACGCCAGTTGCGAAAAAGTGAGAAAAGGCAACGCCTTCAATAATCACCACTTTTAAAAAGTCGTGTACCTCCCAGCCGTATTCTTCAAATGCCAAGTCGTTAACCGACAACACGCCATCAAGCATAGAATCATTATTCACCGCTTTGTTTATCCTGTCCTCATGGTTACCCAAAGTCAGCACCATGAGTGGCTTGTACGGTGCTTTGGCGGTTTTATTGTATGTCTCCATTGGCTCCAAAAACGCCTGCATTGCAAACTGTGCAGCCTCAATGTCACGCCGATACCTTCTACCTTCAAATGACTTTTTTCCTTTGTCGTAACTCGACAAACTAGGCATGTCTGCGAAGTCACCAATGCACACCACAATATCCGGGCGCTTTTCCAGCATGTATTGGCCGTATCTTCGCAAGTATGAAAAATCAACGCCAGGACGGGCCTGAATATCAGGTATTACCATAATGCGCCTGCCTATTTTTTCAAGCTGTGGTTGCGCGTCCTGAGTATTTACTTTGTTAGCCGACGCGGCCTTCTCCTTTAAGCGAGCCATTGCGTGAGCCACGTTTCTTTCTGCAATACCCAGCTTGGCGGCGGCTGCTCTAAACGACCCCGCTTCGTTTACGGCCTGCATTATTTCAAGCTGGCGAACTGTAGCAAACTGCGTTAAGTTTTCGTCAATTGGTTTATGCTGCATGCGAGCCCCTTATTAATAATTTTTCAAGCACATTAATGACCCGGTGCTCCGCGCCTTCAAGCGCAGCAGGCTCCGCGTAAATAAGGTCGTGAAGCAGTACGTGTAGTAGCTCGTGCAGAGCGGTAACCTCAAGACTTTCTGGTGTGACTGATGCGCCGCCAAAGCTAACGCCTATTTGATAGCAAGCCAGCCTTGCGTTTCGGTCAAAAGATATTTCGGCCATGCTTCGTTTGGACCTCCGCCCCGAACGCTCAATACGCCAGTCAGACAGGTTCAGTATTTTTTGCCACTTGACCACGTAGCGGTCAAATTCGGCGCAATGCTCATTCGTTAGATCATTCATTTAGACATACCCTGCCAACATAGCGTTGAAGGCCTATGATCTTTGCTTCCAGTCGGTCAGCCGTTTTCCCCATGCTTGTAAGAGCCGCTCCACAATTTCTGAGTAACTCGAGCTCGAGCCCTCCTCTTCCAACAGCTCCGATGGCGGTGGTGGCATCTTCACTTGCACTGGCGGCAGCTTGGAACTCGCGCAGGCGGTCGTCAGCAATACGGTCGCTATCAGCAAGGCGCTTTTTAAGTTTTTGGTATTCACGCTCTACTCCTAAATTAGCTTCTCGTTTGTTGTCTTCTATTCGCCGTGCGACCTCTACAAGTGCTTCTTTTTCGGCGTCCCACTTGACTTGAATTTCGGCGCGGCCCTTAACAATTCCTACGTGGTGAGTTTTCCAAACTCCAGCCGCAAGCAACGTCAGCACAGCGGCTGCTATTGTAAGCTTTATCCAACTCATTTGTCCTCCTTGGTAAAAGACTGCACGGTTGCGACAATGCAGCAGCCGACAAACACCACCAGGCATACGCCCTGTAAAAAAAACACCAGCGGGCTGAGAAGTAGCTCGCGCATCATTTACGCCCCCCCCATGCACAGCTGAAGTGGTTTGCATCGTTAAAGCGCCCGCCCCATGCAGGGACAACACCAAACGCTCCAGCGCCCTGCTCCCATGCAAGCCCCGCGTATTCATAGTCTTTTGAATTGGAGCTGTAAGCGCCGTTCAAGATCAGCATCTTGTCTCGGGCCAGGCGCTGCGTGTGCAGGCTGGCGGCGATGCCGAACCCCATGCGCGCGTATGTTTTTGCAGTAATCTCTGGCCGGTGCGCTTCACCGTCGGTGAAAGACATGCGGCCCCGCGTGCTAGTAAAAACATAGCCATCATGCCACGCGTGCGCTTGGTTGCACTTGATCTGGTATTGCACCAGCGCGCTTGATTCGGCGGGCGTGTAATCTTGCACCAATGCGCCAGCGGTGACTACAGCGGCCATTGCGGCCCCTGCTATTGTTTTTTGAGCCGTTGTCACAGTTCGCCCCCACCGGTGTCCGGTTCCTGGTCTGGGCGCTGCATTTTGGCGTAAAACTGGCGCTGGAGTTTTAGTTTTTCATAGCCAAAATACCACTTCATAACCAACCCAATTAGGGCGCAAAATACGCCGGTTAGTACACCCCATTCGTTAGCAGTAAGCCCGGAATAAATTGCGCCGGTGCTGCCGCCGTAAGTCATTGCCCCGCTAGCTTTTGAAGCCTGGATAATTTCGTGCTCGTTCATTTAGCTTTGTCCTGCTGCTAGTTTGCGCATTTAGAAGCCTTCAGCTTCCCAGCGGAACGCATTTGCAGCCGCCCCGGTCAAGATGGTTATGGTAGATGTATTCGCCGCGACCGCGTAAGGACCCGGCGTAGTCGTTGGCGTAGCGCGGAAATTTACGCAAGCGCTCGGGAAAGCGGTGGGGAACGTAATCACCCCTGATGAATTGGCCGCAATCGTGCCTGTAACGCCTGACTTCTTGATCCAACCGTTTGAGTCAATTACACTTGTCGTTGTCGCGGTCTTTGTAAACTCTCTGTAGCCAAGCGGCTGGCTATTACTAGACCAAACCAAGTTCGATCCTGTACCGATTACGGGATCAGGCCAGCCGTTTTCCTTGTCATAAAAAATTATAGTGTTGTTCTTTGCGGGGACAACTGCTACCTCCGTCCCCATTGAGTACACACCACCAGGGCCGGGTGATAAGTCTAGAAACAAGTTGCCGCGAGCGGTGCGCTCCGAAACCACGCCCGCGTAAAGGCGGAGGCCATTGGCACTACCCGCACCGCGCGTCAGCCGCACCACGTTAAACACGTTGTTGTCGGCGTTGATAAGCTCCACGCCAGGCCCAGTGGAATATTGGCCGTCTATGAGCTCAAAACTGTTAAGCGAAGCGTTGGCACCAACATCCCCGTCCAGGGTGAGAATACTGCCCGCTTTAACCAGCTGCCTACCAGACACACAGACTTTATTGAATTGAGGGTCACGCGCCTCACCCAGGGTGGTAACAACGCCCATGTACATCCCGGCGTAATTGAATTCTTCAAAGAAGTTATTAAATTCTCCGTGTGAGGCCGACTTAACTACGAGGCCAATAGCACATCCGGCGTTTGCGTTAAAGCGAAAATTTGAGAACACGTTATTCCTCAATGCGCGGTTAGCGGCCACCGACACTGGCGATATGTCTACCATCACACCACCAACAGCACCGACCCACGTCAGCGTGCTTGCGCCCTCCTGCGCTACGAGATCATGGAATCCGCCTTTACCTGCCCCCATGACGCTGACATCAGATCGTTGGATGTACAGTGTTTGGGAGATGAGGTAAGTCCCAGCCGAAACGGCCATGCTGATTGAAGCGTTTAGTGCTGACTGAATGGCAACGGTGTCATCAGCAACTCCGTCGCCTTTGGCGCCGAACTGACGCCAGTCGATCCCTTTTTTCTGAAGCAACTTCCATCGCGCGCCGCCGGCTGCGACGATGACTGTCCCACCGTTGTCAGGGGTGGTAGTGTCAGCAGCGTCATAACAGTACGGCCCGCCGCCGCCATCCAACGCCGCGTAGTAGCCGGTTACAAGCGCGCACTTGGAATCTGTTGTAGGTAGCAGCCGCAACGCCGCAATGCTGTTTACTAATTTCATATTCATTTATCAAATTCCATTTCAATATAAACTAATAATTTAAAGCTGGCTTATGTGTTAAAAAAGTCCAATTGTGTAATTTTGGCTATTTACAAATGTGCTTTGAGCTGGCCACTGCCAAGCACTATAAGTGGCATCTGCGTAGAAAGTTGCAGCTGATGTAAGATATGTTTTCCCATCTATTACTAATTTAGGAAACGCATTAGAGCTTCCAGTTCCAGACAAGACCATAATTATAGAGGCAAGATTTACGTGATTGTACAGGGCTATTATTGTTCTACCAATAAAATTTACATTATTAATGCTACCAATATTAGCTCCTCCGGTTTCGTAACCTATATATTCATCATTAATTATTTGCGCTCGACCAGCGGTCATTGAGCGCCTAGTTTTTCCGTAAAAATTACTTAGTCTAATAACGCCAGTTGGTATTCCAGCCAAGTCTCTGGCTATTGGCGAGCTAATGCTAAAGCCAGACTGGCCAATACCAAGCTCAGTAGCCACGTTATTAAAACTAATTGCACCGGACGCTGGAAGTGTCATGCCGCCTCCAACTTCGACAGCCTCGCCTCTAGACTGACAACCCGCCTTGCAAGTTGTATGCAGGCCACCAACGCAGCATTGCCGTAAGCTACAGACAGTGTTTTATTTTTATCACCCCCAGTTACTACTGCATTTGGCAGTACGCGTTGCAATTCCTGCGCTGACACGCCGGTCTGACTCATGCCGCTATCAATGCGGGTGTAATTGCCGTGCTTAATTTTAGCAAGATTATCTAAAAAGTCAGCGTCTAGCGAAGTCCAGTTTGTTTTTAAACGTTCGTCAGAATTGGCCGTAATGTTTCCAGAACAAGTGTACCCAGTGGCGTCGTATGTATTGGTAGAGGCGGCAAGTATTTGAAAAGTACCCGTTAAATTGGTATTGCTAGTTGCAGTTGTTTGTAGCCTAACGTCAACGCCAGCGCCACCCGTTGCTCGCATATCAATAATGTTGCCAACGGGCGTAAGACCATTTCGAACAAAGGTGTTTAAAGTTGTTGCCGTTGTCGCGTCCGCAGCCGTAATACTCCACGGAGCCATGCTGTTGCCAAGCTCGGTGACTACTCGCCCCCGGTCTGACCCACCAACATCTAAGCGGGAATCACCCGTAACTCCAGACTGGCCCAGCTTTACAGTTACACTGCCCTGACCGATGCCACCGTTTTGCTGCACTGGTGTAAAGCCGAGCGCAGCCTGCTTGCCATCTCGCAACTGCGCAATGAACGCCGCATGAGCGCGGAAATAGTTGTCGGCGGTAATGACTGATTCTGTATCCCCATCAGGCGAATTTGTTGCCGCCGTAGTGGTTAGCTCTGTGATTAATGACGGTACTGGCATTTATTACCTTTTTTAATATGATTGGGTTATGAATTTTACGGACTAGCTATTTATAAAACTTGTTTTTGTTGCGATTGCAGCTTTTTTTACGGAATTTGTGTGGGCTACAAACGTTAGTTAAAAAGGCCCGCCCCTAAAACTGGAGCAGATCGATAAATTAATGGCCTTAATAATTTTTCGTCTAAGCCCAATTCAAGCAACCCGCGAGAAGGTCTGGCAAGTGATTCTTGCACGCCTTTTCTTAGCATCATTGAACGCGCAACTGGTGGCGCAATAAATGGGGCAGCGGCGGCGGCAAGCCCAAAAGGCCCCATCGCGGCCATGCCACCACTACCCATCAAGGCGGATGCAACGGCCTTTAAATTATGCGCGGCGGGGCTCCCCATTTGTTGCGGTGTCTTGGCTATTGTAGGAAATGCGCTAGCAAACTTCGCTGCGGTTGAGATTCCATCCGCTGGGCCTTTCCCAAAAACACCTTTTTCATACATGCGCCCCAATACTCTGGCGTCTACGGTACCAGCCGCGTCGTTAAGTGCGCGTTCAACCGTATATGTTTTTGCAATTTTTGTTCTGGCCGCTTTAAGTTGGGGCAGCAACTCAGGCATCCCGGCATTAAGCGCGTGAGACTCAAGATTAGACTCAAGGCCATCAGCTACGGCTTTTAGTTGCTTTGCTTGAGCCAAGTCATTTGGGCTGGCTGACCGGTTGTAAGCCCTAAACCAGCCCTGAGAATCATTGCGAGCCTGCTTAAGCGCCTCAAGGTCAGCCGCCGCAGAATCTGATAAAGACGCTATTTGAGAATAAGTTTTACCGGCTGTTTTCCTTAAGTCATTTAGGCCGGCCTTAGATATCGCCGCGTCAGGTGATATACCCAATGCCTCCTTTATTAACTTGTCAGTAACTTCAGAGTTCTTGGTTGAAACAATTTGTTGAGTGGCTTGCTTGCCAGAAATTGACTCAATTGCCGCATTCTTAAAGCTAGGATTTAGCATGTTTGGTGGTATAAGATACCCAGCGTCAATAGCGGCTGTAGCAGTTGCCTGCTTTGATGCGTTGACGGGGGCAGACTTTAACGCGGCCCCAATGCGTTGACCGGCCATGCCAGCGCCTTTGGCAACAACTGGTAGCGCACCACCAAGCAAGCCTCCAGTCGCAAAGTCCTCGGGGTTTATAGCCCCAGCCGACGCCGCGCCAGCCACACCGCCGCCAATTGCTCGAGCCGCGAGCCCCGCCTTACCAGTTAAGTTGCCCACGCTCATACCGCTGCTCGATAAGCCCTGCAAAATCGAAGGCATAGCTGAAGCAGCGCCCGGTATACGCCCAATTGCGTTTGCAAGTCCGCCACCAACGCCAGCCGTGCCCGCAACTTCTCCAACTAGCTTGCCAGCTCCATATCCAATGCCGTCAGAATGCACACCAATGCTTTGAAATGCATCATCCATTGCCTGACGCCTATCCGCACGACCAACAAATGAATTTTGCACGCCCATTGCGCGAGCAGCCGCATCAATTGGCGTTAGCAGTGTCGCGCCGATTGACCCGGCCCCACGCAACAAGCCCGCGCCCACATTACCAGCGCCCTGTACAAACTTGTCATTTAGGCTTTTTTCTGGGGCTGATTTTTGTTGCGGCCTAGAGGTTATCGGCTGAGCACCAGCGTCGGCTGGCGGCATAATCGACTGCATAACTGCGTCGTATTCGTCTAATTCCTTTTTTTTGACGCCGGAAACCGAGGCGAAAACCGCGTCGTAATCGCTCATTTTACACCCCAGCGCTTCATAGATGGCATGTTAAAAATAGATGGCGCGCGCTTAGCCCACTCTCTATCAAGTTCCTGTAGATCTCCTTTTTTCTGCGCAATTGGCAGGCCTTGCTGGTAAAAATCCGCTTTTAACTTATCGCGCGCGGCTTTTGCTTCTATGGTGTCAAGAATGAAATTATTGGCCTCTGTGGTGTTTGAAAGTGATGCAAATGTTTTCGCTTGACGCTGCGCATCGCCCTCAGTTTGAGGGCCTTTTTGAGCCGCCAGCCCAACTTGCAGTCGCCCCATGGCGGCATTTTGAAATGCTTGCGTGTTGGTAGCGAACATCTTTGAGTTGCCTGGAGAAACACCCAGCCCGGCCAAAATATTTGCCGCCTGAGCTTTTGTCTCTGTCCCCCAGCCCGTGCCACCCATTTTGTCAATCGAACTACGGGCAATGCGTACGCTATCTAACGTATCGCCTACAGCGCCTAGACTTGCGATTAAAGGCTCATAAGTGTTTTTAATCCACGAATCATTTAGCTTGCTACCCACCTCATTTGAGCGAATTTGAGTGTCTGATGCGGTAGTGGTAAACGGCTGAGACGCTTGAGAATTTTGAACCCCAGTCGGCATTTTCAGCTTACGCATTTCACTTGTAATTGCGCTTACATCAGCCTGCGCACGCGCCACGTCAGCCGGGGCCTTTGCAGACGCGAGCCTAGTGTTGGCCTCACCCAAAGCCTGCACATATATTTGTGGCGCATCGGACTCGCCGGGGCGCGATGCAAGTAACTTTGCGCCTGGGTTTGCCATTGCGAACGCGCCGGGAGACGTGGCATTTTCTGGCAGCGCACCAGTATTGCTGGCGCTATTTTGTTTAAGAATTTCCAGCTTACTAATTGCTCGCATTGCGCCGTCAGGGCCGCGAACTTCACGCAAGTCAAACCCAGCCTTTGAGCGTTCAATCGCCCCCGCTTTTGCCGCTTCAATGCCCGCCTGCGCATTGCCATAATTTGGCAATTCGCCGTACACCCCCTGAGCATTCGGAGCGATACCTTCAGAGACTTTTGGCACAAAAGTTGATTTTCCGGTTACTCGATCTACGTAGGTGCTACCCTGCTGTAACTGCATTGGGTCTTTTGCAAACTTGTAAGCGTCAAGTAAATCAGGGCCGCCCATTGCTTTTAATGCGCCCACCTGGTCAATAGTCATGCTAGACAAGCCACCCCCTTTTGGCTGCATTGTTTGCGGCATAGTGGGCCCCATGCCGTCAGCGCTAGCTGAAAATGCGCCGGGCGATGTTGCGGGCTCTGAGCCGCCGCCAAATATGTTTTTTAGTAACTTTTGTGTTTCGGCTTGCTTGGCCATCGCCGCGTTGCGCTGCTCAACCTGAGAGGCATTTTCCTCCATTTGAGATTGAACGTACTTTTGCTTTTCAGCATCTATTTTAGATTGTGCAATTCTGTCCTGCGCACCACCATAGCCGGACAGGCCAGCCAAACCAGCACGCCCAATATTGTTTACAGGCGTACCACGTTGCGCTCCAGCTAAACCGCCAAAAGTAGCGGCCAGCAATCCCTGTCCTTCAGGCGTTTCTAAAAAGTCGAGTAGACCACCGGCCATTAAGCACCTCCGTACATATTTTGTTGTTGACGCGTTCTCTTTTCGCGCTCGGCCTGCATGCGCTGCATGTCGCCCTGAGCAATCTGCTCATACAGCGAATTTAAAGCGCCGCCACCACCTTGGCCTACGGCAACCGGCTGGCCCTGCACGGGGGCCCGTTCTGGTGTTGCCAGAAGCCCTTGGGCCTTGCCCGCCGCGTCCATTGCTTGGCCTATTGGCTTCATGTACTTTTGCGCTTGCTGCAATTGAGATAATTGACCAGCCGTAGACCCGGCACCAACGGCCCCCGCCCCGCCGCCTGCGCCAGTAAGGGCTCCGCCCAGGGTTGACGCGTCAGTCGCCCCGGTTGTCAAAAAAGCCGCCAGCGGGTCGGCAACTGAGGCCGCCTGAGCTCCACTAGCCAACAAGCCTGATCCAGCCGCCGCCTCCCCAGCAG